TTTCGCCTGTGCGCATTTGATGTTTTAACATTGCGTATATATCTGCATTTTCTTTTAACCAAACAATAGCTTGGTCATCAGTTAATCCTATATTATTTGAACCATGTTTCCACACGCCATTTACTTTTGTTAATGCTTGTTTGTCTAATGCTTTTTTCAAAAATACTCTATGCTCTTTATCTACATCATTTAGTGTAGCTAAAAATTTTGTAGCGTTATCACTTGCAAATTGTATAATTTTTGCTTTAAGCATCATATCATCTAAATTAGGTGATAAACCCATTAATATAGACAAGTTCTTTAATTCATTAATATTTAGTTGAGATGCGGTTGTAATAGCTTTTGCAGATTCAATAGAATGTTCAGCTGCTTTTTCTTGTTCTGCTCTCATATCTTGAATTATAAACTTACCACCTCCTTTTACTAATGGATGGTCTTTTAAAAATTCATATATTCTTTTATCATCTTCATCATTAATATCTAATGATTTTACAGCATTAAACATTTCATAACCTTGAAGTTTTTCACCATTTGGGTCTATTAATATTCTATTTTTTCCTTTGCCGTCTTTATAATTACCAAATTTTACGTAATTAAATTTTTCTATATTTCTTGCTTTTACTAATACTATATGTTTTTTCATTTTATTATTTTTTAAGTTCCCTGTTATTTTATTCTTTTTCCTTTACTTTCTTTTATTAAGTTTCCGTTTTCTATCCATGTTTTGTTTTGTGAATGATTACGCCATTTAAATCCAGATTGCCCACCAATATTAAAACGCACTTTATTTTTTTCTGCGCCTTCTTTTTGTTTTTTGTCCCATTCTTCTGGGTCTTTAGCAATGCTTCTTAAATATTGTGCAAAATTCATATACAAATATAAAGAATTTTGGGAGAGCATAAAGCCCTCCCATCATTCATATTAATTATGCTGCCGCACCACCAACTAAATGTACAGTTGCTATTGCAGTAGGTATTTGACCTGACAAGTGCCAGTTAGTACCATCACACAATAATGAAAGTCTAAGACCTTCAGCGCTTTGTGCTACAGAACCGTCTACAGTAATTTTTGATATACCGTTAAAAGCGTCTACATCATCATTTGCAGCAGTAGAAATAATACCACCATATATATCGGTTGCATCAAGTCCAGTTGTTACAATAAAGTCAGCATCATCATCACTATTTACAGTAAAACAGAAATCATAATATACACCAGCAGATGAAGCAGCAGTAGGCAATGTAATTGTTACATTATTATCTACAGCTGACATATCTACAGTATATAAACTTCCTGATTCAGCAGTTGTTAATGTTCTAGTCACCGCAGAAATATTATTTAAGTGCTCTACTGGTCTCGCAAGACGCATGTGAGGAGTAAATAATGCATTTTCACCACCAGTTAATGAACCAAAAGATTCATCTACACCTGTAGCAAACTTTTTTACCGCAGTTCTAAATTTGTTAAAACTAAATTTTAAAGCCATTTTATTATTTGTTTTTAAAGTTATTTACTAAGGTATTTATGCGCATAGGCTATCTATTCACAAATACCAATTAATTATTTATTTGTTATGAACCAGGAGTTATTGTACCAACAGCAGTAACGTCTTCAACATAAATGTTTTTTACGTCGTCAGCTATAGTAACTACACCTCTACCAGTTAAACAAATTTTTGCGATACGTTTTACCACATCGTCTTCTTTTCCATCAGTTGCTGTTAATTCAGCTACACCTATAACTCCACCAGCAGAACCAGCATTTAAAAAACTAACGTGAACAGAACCGTCACCATCGTTTTCAATACTTGTTACTTGCCCTGAAGGTATACACATACAGTCATCATCAGCAGTTTGAAAAAATAACATACAAGCCATTTTTATAATACCTCCTACTTTACTCAGAGGATTTTTTTAAGTTANGTCTAGAGAGGGGAAATAAATCCCCCTGTGTAGACAATTAAGTTAATTATTATGATACGCTCAATATACCGCAAGCTAATGGGTTTCTTACGATGATTCCAGATTCAGAAAGCAAGTGTGCTTCAAATTTGTCATCAGCGTTAGCTGCCATCATTGACTTTTGGTCATATGGGTTAATCATTCCAGCTACATATTTTTTAATGAAGCTTCTGTTTACATTCTCAGCACCTTTAGTGATAAGCTCAATATTAGAAACACCAGAAGTTCTTCCAAAATCTAGAAATACCATCTTTCCTGATTCTTTAAGTCTTGTATCTCCAAAACCATTTGTACCACCTGAAGCTGAATGTAAATTAGGGTCATCAAATACTGGGCAATAAGCCATAGTTAATTTGTTACCTAATGCTGTATAAGATGTAAAATTAGCACCTAATTCAACATTTCCACTTACACCAGACATAGAACCACCAGTAAAACTTCCAGATGGAGCAATTAGTAAATCTTTCATTGCTCTATGGAAAGCTAATCTTCCCTCAGTACCAGTCATTACTACATACTCATTACCTTCAGCGTTAGTAGCATTTAAAGATAATTTAGCTAAAAACTCAGTAATTATGTCTTCAGTTAAAGCACCCATTGAATAGGTAGCCTGATTAGAAGAATCAATTTGAGCTAATAGTCCATCACCAGTAACAATAGAGTTTTGTTGACCACCACTTCCAAGCCCTAATGCAGATGAAGTATATGCACCTGGTCTTTGAACTGTAGTATCAGTAATAGAAGTTCTACCATACCATCTTTGTAGTTCTTGCTGATACATGTACTCATCCATCATCATTTGTTCTTTAGTAAAGTACCATAGTCTGTGTCCATTATTTTCAATCCATGTTACATCTGTAATATCTTTTCCAGTTACAGAAGTTTTCTTACGCATTGTAGTTAAGTAATTAACATACGTAGATGGATATACATAGTTTTCACCAACATCATCTCCTGAAGACCCGTTAGGGAATGCAGAACCAATAGAAGCTACAATAGCCTCATCAGCAACATCTGATGTTAATAAAGGATTAGCTGTACCATCAATCATTTCAAATTTAACTACAGAGTCAGTAGCAGCAGTTAATGTACCACCATTAGCAGCAGCTCTTACTACATCAGCAACTGGGTCTTCTAATACTAATGCAGTAGCTCCAGATTGGAATCTAACCATATCGTATTTATTTAAGAAACTTCCAGTTCTTCCTGTAGTTTGTCCGTCAAAAGACATATAGAATACATCACCATCAGCATCCATATTATCATAGTTTCCTGCTGTAGCAGCCGATGCTCCTGAGTTAGCAGTTGAACCTACAAATGTTACACCATCAAGTGAAAGCCATCCATTAGAATAAGAAGGAGTATTATATCTTCCCATTACTTTCCACTCAAAGGAGTTATCTCCTAATACTTTTTCTTTTGCAAATCTTCCTGTTTTTTCTAATAGGAATGTAGCAGAGTATCTAGGATATTGTTGAATAAGAGTTCTTGCAATCTCTGGGTATTGCAAAAGGGCTGTATTCAACGAGTTTTCTGGGGACGTTCCGCTTCCGAAAGTCCCTGTATATACTTTAGCCATTTTTTTTAATTTATTTAATTATACTTTATTTTAATTTAATTGAATAAACATTATATCACAAATCCTAGCATTGCTTTATTGTTGTAAAATTTTATTCTTTCATAAACGCGGCAGGGTCAAATACCGAACTATCTTTTGTTTCGTAGCTTGGTTTAGATTTCCCTTTAAGACTTGGAGAAGTTATTTTATTAAGGATACTGGTCTTTGCCATCCTCTAACCCCTGTGCACGAAGTATCTTTGACTAAATTTATTACTTTAAATAGTAAGAACATAGCTACCTCAGACGCATTGGTATGAGATTTCCATATATCTTGTTGCATATTTCCAGATACAATATACTTGTATGCTTCTTGCTTGTCTTTATTATTTACTTTTCCGCCCATAAAGTCTTCCATTGTTTTGATGTATGTTTGAAGCTCTTTTCTGTTAGTTTCAGCTTGTTGCTTTTGCATTTTCTTTTGCTCTACAGCTTGTAACTCTGCTTGTTGAGCTTCTTGCTTTATAGCTGATTGTAACTGTCTTCTAATTCTGTGCGCTTCCCTTACTAATAATCCTGAGTCTTCCATTTTATCTAATGCTTCCTCAATCTTATCTTCTGCCATACCATCAGCTTTCATTTCTTCTGCTAATAGTTCTTTGTCTGATAATTTAAGAAAATCATTCAATCTAATTGCATTATCATTCATTTCTGGCTCTACAACCTCCTCTTCTTTGACTTCTTGTGTTGGTTGTAGTTTTTGTTTTAATTCATCAACAGATGTATTTTCGTCTAATCCTAAACTTTTAGCTACAGCTTTCCAATCAATATCAGACGGCTGTTCTTCTTCTTTAGGCTTTTCTGTTAATTCTTCATCCCAATCAACATCAGTTTCTTTAGCCTCTGGTTCTTCTACTTTATCAGTTTCTATAGAGTCCCAACTAAATCCATCTTCTGTTTCTGGTTGTTCTGCTGCTGTTTCTTCTAAGCCTTTAACATCTTCAACCACATCTTCAACATCATTTTTTTCTGTAGCTTCTGTTTTTACTTCTTCTTCTTTAGTTTCTACAGGTCCATCTGTTGAAAATGCACTTGGGTCAAATGCTGGTTCTTTTACTTCTTCTGGTGTAGATTGTACTTCTTCTACTAGTTTTGATTTTTCTTCTGCCATTGTTTAATTATTTTTAGTCCCTAATTTGCAAATATAATACTTTTTTTTATGATTCTAAGATAGTTTGTGCTGCTTGATTCATTTGCTCTTGCGAAGCGTCTCCTTCGGGTGTAGCTATTGGAGTGTCTTTGTCTCCTTTAGCTAACATATCTTTTAAAACTTCTTTGTCCATAGATACTCTTTCTTTTAAATCAGTTATATCTCGTTTATCATCAGAAGCTATTTCAGCAACTTGCACTCTAGCTTGAGCCCCTATCTTAGCAACTTCAATACTAGTTTGATTATCCATTTGCTTAATTTGTGCATCAGCTTCTTTTTCTTGCATAGACGCCTGAGCTTGAGCTTGTAACATTTCTTGCTCTTGTTGTTTCTGCATTTCTATTTGTTTTTTCATTTCATCCATACCTCTTTCAAGCACATGTTCTGCTTCTGTCATTGTATCTGCTTTCATAACTTTAATAACATCAAGTAAACTAATTTGTCCAGATTGTAATGCAGCTTGTGATAGTTGCTGTACAGCTTGACGCATAGAATCATCTTTACCACTATCACCTACATATACTCCAAAATCTTGTAGTGCAATTTCAGGCATTACATTTAAAAATTTATATGCTCCATCTCCTAATATAACTGCACCTTTTTTACCACCTGCCCATGACAGCTTCATTAAATTACATAATCTTTCGTATATTCTTTTCTTACATTGTATGTGTGAATAAAACCAGCTTTCAGTTATAGTTGCTGACTGCACTACACTTCTTTGTACATTACCTACATATTCATACTGACCAACAGCTCCTTCTCTTTGTGGGCTAACTCCTGATATATTACCAGCAGTTTGTTCTAACATAAGTTTTAAATTAATTAACTGTTGTACGGATTGAGATAAAGTAAAATCAATTTGTTGGAATTGATTAAAGTTAGCCATCTGACCTCCTTCCTCTTTTGAATTAATAGGTATAATACCATCAGTTTTTAAATGATACAATACTGTTTGCATATCCATACCTAAGTTTGTTGGTAGCTGAGATGTATCATATACAACAGCTTTACCACCAGAACGAGCCATAGCAAGTTCTATATGGTACATAACTATATTGTATAGCATTTGTACATTTTTTAATAAATCTACCATTGACAAAGAACGTCCTGTTGTGTTATTTCTAACCACGCCTATATATGATAAGCTTGTATTCCCAGCATCATCTACAGAACGCACTTGATTTGGTCTACGCTGTGTTCTAACTAAAACCTTACCTCCTATTTTAGTTCCTTCCCAAATATCATCTACGTATCTTGTTTCTACAGTTTCGTTTTTTCTTGGCCTGTAATCATCTGATACAAGTTTTTTAAATGGCCTGCTTGGGTCATATTTATTTTCTGATATTTTAAAACGTAAAGACCTAACTGATTTCCATTCACAAGTTATTACTCTAATTCTATTTTCAGAATCTTCATACATATTTACCCAATCAATATTAGAATTGTAATTAGCTAATTGGTCATGACTATATACACGAGACATTTCTGCAATTAAATTTACATCTTCATCAGTTAGTTCGTCTCTATACTCATCTACAATTTCATTAAGAGAAAGCCACCTTTCTTCTCCTACCCATGTTGCATCATCTAAATAATCAGAGTTCATTCCAATATCATACACAACAGCTCTTGGGTCAATTCTTCTTACTTGTGGGTCTCTATCTTGTATATCTACTTTATAAAATTCTTTACCAGTTACAAGTAAATCTCTAAACCCTTCTTTAAAT